CAATCAGATGCAGTCACAACAGTTGGAGCGGCACCCTCAGCAAAAGCCGGAACAGCCAGCCCCACGGAAGCCAAACCAGTAGCAACAGGCAGGCAACCGTACTTTTTTAAAGATTCCTTGAATTTCATGCAAAAACCTCCTATAATATTTTTTATATCAAGCCAAAAAGCCCGATAACACGAGGAAAGAGAGTGATTCGCAACTATTCGCGAAAGTCAGTTTATGCGTAGATGAAATGAAATAAAATATATGTGGAAATAATTGAAAATATTGGGATGTATGTAAGTGGTTTATTAAGAATATAATGTGAAATCGGTTCAACTATTCGTTAAAGATTGCTTTCGCAAACTCTTGCTTTATTTTCTTAAGTTCAAACGTTCTATTTCATCAGTAATATCATAAACTCCCAGTTATCAGAGTCAATAATGATAAAACCCAAGCTGTAAGCGTAGGTTCAAAAATTTGTCATGCAGATCACCAACCAGCTTCATTTCTGCTTCAAGATCCAGTAAAGCATCAATAGAAGTTTGTGAACGATCATAGCGCCTATGTTCCCGGTTAAGCTTACGTTGTACATCATCCATCCGGCAGCACACAAGGTAATTCAAATAGCGTAATTCCTGTTCCGATATGCTAAGTATCACCCGGCCACCCCTTTCCTTAGCTTGTTAGTCGCTATACATAGGTACTCCCGGCCTTGATGGTCCGCCAGCTTTGGGGTGCAGGCGCCTGGTAGCGAACAAGGGCAATGAAGATCCGGCCGCCAGGCGCTTCCAAGCGGCCGTTTTGCATTGCCAAGCTCAAAGGAGAAGAGAAAGCCTAAGCTATCTCAGGCCAAGTGTACAGAGTCAACCTTGCCATAACGGTTATAATACACTTCCACCTGATCACCAACGGAAAGCATGGAGCAATCAATGGCAGATTTTACAAAAAGTTTATCAGTTCTGACACCCTGTAAGCCGGGACGGTTGTTTTCCTGGGGATAATGAACGAAAAGATTAGTACCTGTGATCTGGTCACCAGTCTGACGAGAAGTAAAATTAATAGATTCAATTCCAACAATTTCAAACATCATAAAAAGCACCTCCAAAAATAAATAAGAAATAGTAAATAGTGGTAAAATATGGTAATATGGAATTTGTAGCCGCCAGCAGAAGAGAAGAAGCTGCAAACTAGAATCTCAACTGCTGACAAGACATAGTTTACACAATGTTGCACAACATTTCAATAAGCAAAATCACACAACATTTCAAAACTGCATTGTATATGTTGCACAACATTATAAGGTACACTAATGAATACTAAAGACATTTATAAATATCAAAGAGAATGGCAAAAAGAAAATTATAAAAGATTATCAATAAACATCCCCAAAGCATGGGAAATGCCAATAAAAGCAAGAGCAAAGCAACTAGGAAAAAGCACCAACGAGTATATCAAAAACTTAATAGAAAAAGACATAACCGAATATTACACCAACCTTAAAAGCCCGACCGAAAAGGAACAGGGGGCAGCCCCTAGCACTCCCATTGCTGGAGAACATGCACCAAATGCATGAACGCACGTTCGGAAACCTCAAACTTTTCAGCAGTCAGCAGCCCTTTATACTTTTGCTTAGTACGCCGATCCGAAATCTTACGAACATAAAAGTCACGGCGGTCTGAGGGGACCTCACGAAGCAGCCCCACAATGATCTTATCAGAATCCAACGGGATCACATCAGTCTTATAAACCTCTGGAAACCAATGGAGCAGATCAGAGTAGCCAAAACTATCCAAAGTCACCTCAATTCTGGTAAGATCATAATCAAGACCAGATTCCAGGCGCTTGTTATACACCTTGACACGACCGGCGGAATCACTCTGACCCAAATACTCTGTAAAATCTTCTGAGGACATATAAAACTGAGCATATTTACGGCGATCTTTAAAAAGTTGAACATCAGACCTTGTAACAGGCACATCACAAGCCAGATCCCAGCGTTTTACATGCATATGTAGTGTAGTCATACCCAAGTACGTTAAAACCTGTTTAAAAAGATCTGAGAGAGTTTCCGCAAGGTCTTTATAGCTTATACCATCATCACCAAAAGGATTATGAACAGATTTAATGAATCCATCACCGAAAACGACATCACCAAGGATCTTGTTAGGATTGAAATCAAGAAAACCTTTAACAACATCTGTATTTTTAGATCCGTTGAAATCAACCCCCAGAGAAAAAGAAAAGCCCTTAACACCAAAAACAAATAAATGCCTGTATGCAAAATCTTTCAAAGACATATAATACTGATAACCAGGCAGAGCATGAATCTGTACCAGAAAATTTTCAACCTGTTTAGGCGATAAAAATTCAAGATCCAAGCGGACGTTATCAACAGAAAAATAATTTGAACCGTCAAAAAACGGCATGTAGTACATCAGCATAAAAAATCCCCCTAGCGTGTAAAATTACACGGTCACGGCCCCTTATTAGACAGGGGGCCGACAGTCAGAGACACCAGGCCCCCGGCAGCGCCTTGGGGGCCTGGCCTATCCAACAATCACTCAATACCCAAAAATGGTATTTTACGCAAAATAAACATAGTGAATTTCCAAACATGCTCAAAGTTAATCACGATCAGCAGCACTGGCAACAGGATTTTCAACATTTTCAAGTCTAAAAATATCCCCATCATACCAACAGAGCCACGGAGCAGAGCGAACAGCTCATCAACAACAGAGGTCACCGCTTCGGGCATATCCGGCAGATTGATCCAGCCAAAGACCAACTTGATCACATTTTTCACCAGGTCAAAAACCGCTTGCAGTATCAATTCCGCAGCACCTCCTCAAATTTCCGATGCATCAGGGACAGCAGCGCCCCGATCATAATTATGTTACCAACAAAATATAGCTTAGTTTGTATATCCTTGCCCCAATCCGTTTCAAGGAAAGTGAACTGCACCGACTGAGCCGGTATAATAACGGTACCGTCAATCCATTTAAACTCAGGAAAAGGAACGCCCGTAAAAGAAGAGTCAGCGCCGAGGTACAAATTAACCATCTTAACCAATAGATCCACCGGAAACATAAGGAACCCGAAGCGGTCATTGAAAAATGCGTACATATCATCAAACCATGCCTTGAAATAATCATCCGAGGGAATGAATAAGGACTTAAGGCCATTGATAATACCGTCAACGATAAAATTCCGGCTCTTTTCCGCTTCACTGGAGATCGTTTCCCTGGTATCCTGCTCAGACTGCATTTTCTCAGCGTGCTGCTGATTCATTTTGTTATACAGGTTCGTGAACTCACCGGCAAGCTGGTTCCAGAAACTTTCCAGCTGGCTGGATATAGTCTGGATCGTATTCTTAATCAGTTCAATGATAGAATCACCCTGTTCAACCTGGCGGTTAGAGTTTTCAGCTATAGTAGCAGTATTATCAGCAGTATCCTGTGAAGGATCAGACTTAACACCAGAATCAGCAGTACCGACAGAAGAATCAGGAATCTGGCCAAACGAAAAAGACACACCAGAAAAATTAACAGCCGGATCACTACCACTAGGGTACAGCAGCAAACTCAATCGAACACAACGACTAGGAATAGTAACGTTATAACTGCCAGAAATATGTGAACCAGATTGAGAATAAGGCACATCTTCATATTTAGGATATATATCTAATGTATTTTTCTGAACCAGATCAAACTGCAGATCTGCTTTATAAATCTTATTAACAACAGAACCTTGAACAAAATCATACTTAAAAAGATAAGTACCAGACGAAGGCAACCTATTCCGAGCAATACACAAACGCACATTATAAATCTTATAACCCTTATTTATATAATCATCAGGTAAACGATAATAACCGTACGTATCATTCCAGACAAGATTAACACCAGTATTATTGGTAAACCAAGCCATGAGCCACCAGGACTTGCCATAGTTCTCATCAGGACCAGAAGCAGAAACAGATATATCATCAGAAACCACCGTATCAACATCATTGATCTTATCAAAGCCGTCCTTAAAATCATCCCATGCCTTAGAAGCATTAGACCATGAAGCACGCGGAACACGGACAGCATTGCTACTAGATGCGGTACTTGCCAACGAAGAAAAAGCTATGGACAATGTTAAACAAAAGACTAAGCACAAGCACAAAAACGATCGCGTAAACTTCATAACTGTAAGCACCCCCATTCATAGAAGGATAAAGATCACCCACGTTGCTGTATACCATGTAACCATTAGGCGTAAGCTTAAAATCACCCTCAGAGCCAGAAGAGAGCAGCCAATCATAATTATAATTGCCGGAACTCTGACGATAATAACGGATATAATTCATATCCGAACCGGTAAACACACCATTTTCATAGGTCAGCTCTTTACCATACACAAGCCGATACTCATAGTCATTGACCCTGAAAAATACATATTTCGTGCCATAGGGCAGCTTAACAAGCATATCCTTGAAATACTGTAAATACGTTGCGTTAATCGTATCATTATCCGGCACATAGCTGCTCTGTACCGAAACATTGTTATACGTAACAGACCGGGAACGCTTAGCAGTAGAAGAGGAAGCAACCGTCACATCCTCACCGTCCTCATCCAGCAGCTCATCCTCTTCATAATCCTCAGAAAGTTCTGGATGCATCATAGCCATAATTTCTTGATATGTATCAAAGTCCATATCATCCGGTACTGTAGCCAGCCAGCTATTTAAATCCACCGCCGAAGCAGAAGAACGCGCCGGATCATGCGAATAGCTTTCCTCAGTAAGCGTGTACTCATCCGCATACACCGGCACAGCCCCCACAACGCAAAGAAACAAACTGCATAATATAACATTTTTCCACCGCCTTATCATAATTCAACATGCCCCTTAAAAGCCATACCCAAGAACATAGTAACAAGCCGCTGACCCAGCGCAAACACAACTGCATAAGGGATAGCAGCTGCCACCACATCAGCAAATAAATTGATCGCTTCCTGAACCATCAAGTAAGCCTCCTTCCTTGCCATTCTTTTTTATAACGCTTCATTTTTGCGTACGTATCATAACTGTCATACAAAGCCGGATCATGAAACCAGTAGAACCGCTTAACTGATTCCGTGATCAGTTTACCGTCTTTCTCAACCGACTTACTGCCATCAATAAGAGTATTGATCTGCAAGATCTTGCAGAAGTTGGAGCAAAGCACCACGTTTCTGATCTGCTCCCGGAAAGGTTTAGCAAGACGGCCATAGACCTGGCTAGTACCTATAATGTGTTTCCGTTGTTTCCGCTGCTGACTAACCTCAATCATTACCTCAATATCGATATTTTTCGATTCGAGAGAGTTAAACTCCAAGTGGATTTCATCAATCAGATAGATCACACCAAAGTAGCCATTTTCAAGATTTTTCAGGCAGTCCAGGCCGTCATACTCAACTACATGTGTGCTAGGATTAAGCCCAGAAATTTGAACATTGGTACATAAAATAGCATCAGGATATTCACTACAAAGTTTCTTAACATATTGCACCGCCGATAACGTTTTACCAGAACCCTGTTCACCGCAGAACACCAACAGCCCCTCCGGACGGAAGTAGCCGGGATGCGACTTATAGAAGTCATGGTTATGTTTAATGACACGCCCGATATTAACAGGATTTAACGAGCCATCTAATAAATTAAGTTCCATAAACACCACCTAAACAAAAGAGGACTTACCAAACCGGCAAGCCCTCACTACAGGAGACAAACAAAAATTAAATGGACATGCGGCCTTTACGGAAAGCTGCCATAAGGGAGCGGATACCTTTACGAAGTCCCCACCACATAAATACGATACCGATACCAGCAGCCACAAAAGTAGCAAGTGCTGCAATGATCGTACTTACAGAGATCTGAGCAGTCAACGCAGAAATAACACTTGACCAATCAGATGCAGTCACAACAGTTGGAGCGGCACCCTCAGCAAAAGCCGGAACAGCCAGCCCCACGGAAGCCAACCC